TAATCCATCTCAATACCCGCCATGATCGAGGTGATAGCACCGCTGTAGGTAGGTGTTGGATAGTAGTTCGCTGTAAGTTCTTTCTTTCCGGGGATGATTCTCTGCTTTGGCCTTGTGATGGTGTACATCAGTACCTCAGTATCTTCAGAACTCATCTTCTGAATGTTCTTGTACCTTCTGTAGCCTGTTTTGAGTGGGTCTTGTTTTGGCTTAGACCAGTCATCGGACTTCTCATACCATACACCGTCTTCAGTTGCTCTGATGAGCTCAATATCGATAGGCTGACAGAACCATTTTCCTGTGACCAAATCCTTCTTAAACAGGACCGCATAAGCATCAGTGATCTCATTATCCCGGCAAATGATCTCGACAACCTCCTGAAGTGTGTAAGGGCTGCGACCATTCTGCATCTGCTCCTCAGTGTTTACCTGAATGCCTCCCGCTGTGATGAATTTTACCTTCTGATTAACGATTCCTGAATGCACAGGGTTATCAGAATATAGGCCCATCAAAAATTGAGGATACAGGTTATCCGTACCCCAAAAAATGGCTCCTGTTTTTTTGTCTACTTTCTCAGTGGGAGCGGGTAATTTTGCCTCACGGTAAAGCTGTCTGATCATATATTGGTGTGTTAGTATCTGCTTCAAATGATGTGTCAGGAGTTGGTTCAGCTTCGATGAGTCTCATCTTGCCATTTTCAACCAATACCCCTAAAGTGAAATCCTCAGAGCCTCCATCAGGCATCTGATATACTTCATATAAATAATCCCCGAGGAACTTGAAATCAACATCAACCCCCTCTTCAAGATAAAAAAGATTATACCTTACCGTGGATAAACTCTGATCGGTAAGATAGACCAGGTACTCATAGAAGTCATCCTGATCGAGCACAAACCTGAACAGCCAGTTATTCGGCAGCAGGGGAGTCGATAGCTCCGTCAATGTCAAGGCTATCGTGTTGATCTGATCCCTCTTGAGCAGTATCATCCTTCTTCTTTTTTTTAGGTTTATCCTCTTTGATTAGTCCGAGCTTCACGAGTAGTGGCTTATTCGCCTCATTGACCTCGATTATACCCATCTTTGGTACTTTTACAAAATGTGCCATATAGCTACTTTAAAAAAGGGGAGGCTGTTGACCTCCCCCTCTAAGTTACAAAAAAGAGTTAAAAGAATTACGGTGCCAACAATGCAGCTACAATAGTAGAGCTGATCTTAGGCGCTTTGTTCTTTTCCTTCCCATTAAACGTCAAGGTGTTTCCATTCATGTCCTCAAATGCGGTACCAGGAGTTCTTTCATCCGTTACCTTCGCTCCGTTAGTAGCGAAAAGCAGTTCATAAGTACCGTCATTCAACTTGGCAATCAATGAATGTCTTCCAGTTGCAAGTTCCTCGATCTGAACAATCATCTCATCTGTGTTGCCATGCAGCAATACAGTTGCAACTTGCTGACGGCCATAAGCTCCGGCAGCTCTCTCACCAACAGCAGTGTCAGTGAAAGTGGAAGTTTCCATCTCAACATTTAAAGGATAGGCATATTTTCCAGCTGTCAGCGTTAACGCAGTCACCTCACCATTAACAACGGTAAGAGTATCTGTATTCGCTGTAGCGTATACATACCATGTATCAACGCCTCCAGCGGAGTCACATACAAGGTCATAACCGGATGTAATTTCACAAGCCATCTTTATCCTTTAGTTTTTTTAAAGGGAGAGCCTAAGCCCTCCCTATATTGTTAATATTATGCCTCAGCAAGTACCAGCTTAACGAAGTACTCAGGGAATACATAAGACACACCTGATCTCCACTTCACTCCGAAACGAAGTTTCTCATCAGTGTCATCGTACTTGAACTCAAACCCTTCATAGTCAGATGCAAGGTCAGTACCGAAGAACATATAGTTGTAAGGTACAGCATACATCTTCTCAGTTCCATTCAACTGGCTATAAGCACGAACTCGAGTGTTAGTAGTTGGAAGGATGAAAGAAGGCTCTGATCCAGCTTCCTCAGTGATAGGGAAGTTGTACTTGTTATCAGCGAAGTTCTGAGCAATGATCTTACGGAAAGTCTCACGGCCACAGATGATCTCAACAGTTACATCGTTGTCGAATAATACTGAAGGGATAGCTTCGTAAACTTCCAAAGCAATATCCAAAGCGTTAGCAGATGTGATTGAAGTCTCCAAAGAGTTAGCATCAATAAGATCAACGTCATTATCCCACAGCTTCACGAATCCATTGTAGTGAGCAAGGTCCGGGTTCAATGATGCAGTGTCACCGTTGAACATAAGATCCTGGTTCTTCTTCGCAGCCTTCTTAATGTAGTAAGCTGCCATGATGTCAGCGAAAGGAGCTTCAGTGTCCTGAACATTTGCTCCAGCTGCATTCATCAGCTGTGCCCATGTACCGTTCAGGTCTTCGTTACAGTAATCCTCCTGAATCTTGACACGCTTAGTTGTCAAAGTTTCATTTGTAAGGATAACACCTCCTGAAGGAGTCCACCCACAAGATGTTGCAGCCTGAAGTGCAGGATCAGAAGTCAATACCTTGATCTCCTCAGAACCTTTTACGTTCTCCATGATAGAGATGCGTGAAGTCAAACCGGAAGCATATACAAGATCAGTAAGCATCTGATCTGACTGTGCATCCGTGTACGGAGCAAGCCCTTCGACATCGTAGTCAAATCGCTCCTTTACAATTGCGTTTAGTTTTTTCATTGTTTTATTTGTTGTTAAAATTTTACTTTTTCAAAAGGTCACGGTAAGAAGTAGCTGCGGATGTTGCTGCCTTTGGAGCTGCTCCGAACTTCTCGCCCTTGTTGTTTACTTCGATCTCAGCCTTTAAAGATGTGATCTCCTTCTCCATTGCGATAAAACGATCATTGATTTCAGATGTCTGCTTTCTCATAGCATCGGCAACATCCACTTTCATCTCATTGATAGCATTTACTACCAATGTAGCGACATCATAAGCTGCACCCATCTCTAAGCCTGTTTGTTCTGCAATGATCTCAGTAGCTTTCTCCAATGCTTCAGATACTTGCTCAGCAGGGATAGCCTCAAATTCATTCTCTGATTCAACAGCCTCTTCTTCAGGTTCCATCGTTTCAACATCAGCCACCGATGTGATAACACCGTTGCTGTCCAAAGTGATCACTTTAACTGAACCATCTTCAAGTGTTAGTTCATGCTCTCCTTCAGGTGCTGGGATACGCTCCCCTTCAAGCTCGATGAATACAGCTGTACCCTCGATAAGATCACCTTCATAGAACACAGCTACACCTTCAGCCGTTACAGCCTGAGCGAAAACTTCTTTCTTTGGCTCTTCTCCTCTGAAAAGGTCCCAAATACTCTTCGTTTGCTTGTTCATATTTGTTTTAAAATTGATTTTGATTTTCTCAAACCATCCCTCCACTGAGAATCCTCCGAACTGGCCCTGCTTTACCTTATCCCAAAGAGCATCATCTTCGATAAAGTAACTACCTATCCAGGAACCATCTTGCAAATGCATAGCCTCAAATGCTTCAGGAATATTGGGCAGCTTCGGATCACTGTTTGATGCGATGTAGCTATCCACCAAAACAGCACCTTTCTGTACCTTCTTAGGATCATGCATCAGGTTAAGGTTCTGATTAAAGCCATTCTTAAAGAATTTCTTCCTTATCAGCTCGATGGTTTCAGCCTTGAATATCACATAATGATCACCGAGGTCTTTATCCCATCGGTAAATTGGCTGATTAGCTGCAATCATTACACCGGTGACGATACGCTTTTCATCATTGAAAGAATAACGTACCGTATCAGCATTAAAATAGATCATTCCCTTCATGTGAGCAGGGATATCAACAAAGGAATTAAAGTCAACTCCTGTCTGATCGTTCTCGTTAACACCTATCCAAAAATACTGCGCCATATCTATTAGAGTAAATTGTCAAAATATGTGCATTATTACCCTCCAAACGTAGCCAGAGATGTCACCTTTTGGCTCATGGTCTGCTGTGCTGTGATCTCTGAATCGAGGACATAGACCTTATTCCCTGCCTGAGATCCTGCTCCCGGTAATCCTGCCGTCAGTGTAGTGTTGGCATTCACTTCCGGAGTAGGTACCGATGGAACTCCCTGCGATGGAGCTGGTACTGAAGCCTGTGACCCTCCTCCTGAACTACTGCTGAACTGTGTCTGTGCTATCTTTGCGATATTAGTCGCTGCGAAGGCTGCTGCTAATCCTGCCTGAATGAATGGATACGCAGGAAAGAATTTTGTGATGGCTGAATCTGAAGCTGTTTTGAATGCATTAATAGTACCCTCAACTCCTGACATCGTAGCTGATGAAATCTTTGCGGCCTTATCGATTTGAAATGCCCTCTTTGCATTCTTCTCGTTTTTCCTTCCAAACAGCTCAGTGATATTACTGATAAGATCAAGTGAATCATAAGCTATCTGCTTCTTTGCTTCAGCTATTTCTTTGTCGAGTTGTTTCTGCTTATCAGCTGATTCTTGATTCTGTTTGTCAAGCTCATCCAAAAAGGCTTTATTAGCTGCTAACTTTGCCTCATTTGCAGCTTTCTGTTCAGCAAATTCAGCCTCTCTTCTTTTCTTTGCTGCATCACCGAATGATGCTGTAGCTGTTGCAAGTTCCTCCTCAAGTTTCTTCTGCTCTTCTTTAATCTCTTTATCTTTCTCAAGAGCTTTCTGCTTTGCTTCAGCATTCTTCTCACTCTGCTGTCTGTTCAAATCAATCTGCTCAGTCTTCAGATCGATCACCGCTTCACGCTGTGCCTTCAGTTCTGATGTCCTCGCCTTGAGCTGTTCATTGATAGCTCCGATCTGCTCATTGCTCTCCTTGTCGATGTTCTTCAGTTCCTCTCCGAGCTTGTTAATCTCCTTCATGTGATAGGCCTTCTGTATATCAGTTACAGATCCCGCCCATGCCATGTATTCCTGCCTGATCATCTGAGCAATCTCAAGCTTCGCCTGTTCCTGAGATAGCTTCAACTTCTCTTTCTGTGCATTCAATGCCCTCACAGCTGCTGCATCCTGCTGTATTGCAATCTCAAGTTCTTTGATTTTCTGAGCATTGATCTCCTTCTGCACCTTGATGGCATCCTCACCCATAGCCTTCCTTCGGGCTGCTTCCTGGTCAAGCCTCTTCAGGTTAGCATTCAGGCTCTTGTTCTGTTCTTCGTTGGCCTTTGCAAGGCTCTTGCGATAATCCTCCGCTGCATCCCCTTGCTTCTTAAAAGCTGCTGTCACCTTCGCCCCTTCAGATTCCATGCTCATGAAGAGTGAAACCAAAGCAGTAACCCCTGCGATGATGGCAACAATAGGAAGGGCAAGCATGGCAAGTCTCAGAGCTTTCATTGCTCCCGTAGTTCCTCCCACAGCTGCTGTGTAAACAGTCTCAAGGGCTGTCATCACCTGAGTCTGCAAAGCTCTTGCCTTCATCATCAGGAAGGATTCCTTCTCAAGAGCTGATCTTATCTGCTCGACAGATGAAAGGAGGGTCTGAACTGCCATCAGCTTCTGCATGGACTTCTCAAGCTCTTCACTCTCAGAACCGAGTAAGGCCATAGTACCCTGCATCACACCGTATCCTGCTGCGACAGATGATCCGAGCTGTAATGCTGCCTGCATACTTGCTCCATCAGTACCCGCATTCGTGATCTCAGTACGCAAATCACCGATGGTATCCTTGAGTTCACCGGCTCTCTTTATAGCTTCCTGCCCAACAGGTGATTCACGCCCAGCCTGTAAAGCAATAGTCTGGTATTCCTTGACTGCTTTCTGAGCTTCCCTCATGTTCATCGTACCTGATGCCACCTTCTTATTCAGTGCATCAAAGCGAGCAGCTACATCAGTGCCGATTCCGGAGGCTGCCTTGTCAATATCTCCGAGCTCCTTCTCTACTTTGTTCAGGTCATTGACCGAGTTACCCGTGTCAACACCTACCTTGAAAATTATTTCTTCAGCTGCCATTATGCGTAAACTCTTATTTCAATGGATGTATCCTCAAGTATTGCATTCGTTGCTACAAATGAGGTATTGAATGTCTCAATTACGATATCATTTGAATTAGTTCTGTGAACCTTAACAAGCCCCTGCTTTGGAAAGTTGTTCATCACTATGTAGGTCTTATCAGTAGTCCATTCACCTGTGAGTGTGATCTTGTAATCACCTACACCTGTATAGCTGAAGGTAGGTGTACCGCTCAAGCTGTTCTCAAATACATCCGCTGTTGGAGCTGATGTTGATAGTTGTGTTAGGTTAGCCCTGTATACCTTGCATTGAGCTGTTGAACCTACGTTGTAGATAGTAGCACCAT